GATAATGGATATCTTAGCCCCCGAATTCCGCAAAGATGGGCTTGTGATAATAGAAAAGCAAGTAGCCGATTTATCCCGTAAGGTACAGAGATTAAAGCTCAGTGATATAGCAACCGTACAAGTAGGGTTTAAAGGTGCTATGACCGCTTTACTATGTAGAGCCTACAGTAAACTTATACTAGATGAACGATTGGTACCTGTAAGAGCATCAATCACGGCTAACCAATTATCCGAGCAAGTAAAGACCATATTTTTAAATGAATACCTGAAACAAAAGGGGCTAGGTGAAAAAGTAGCTATTGAAAACCCCTAGTAATGATATATAATAAATGTAACCAACCTTAACGAAGTCTATAACATAGAGTATAGACAATCTAGGTAGTAAAACCCAAAAATAAATGACTGTAGTTTACATAGATGCAAGACATATAAAGATATACTTTTTACCCCTAATACCGGGGGCATATGCCCCTATAATTTTTTATAATTTGGGAGGCATGATCATGATAAGCCCTAGAATATGCGAGACTACGAGGTTACAACATTTTAACTATACGTATGCGGCAACGACTACTACAAATGCTTATGTTGCTTTAGACACAATAGACCTACGGGGTCGCATGAATTGTGTTATACGCGTTAATAATACACATGCGGCTAATAGCATACTGTACAAAATATTGGGTAGTGTTGATGGAACTAATTTTGACATATCAATACAAACGGAAGCTACTATAACAGGTACTAGTTCGGCTACCGTTAATAAATCGAGTACGGTTTATGTACCATATGCCAAGATATATATAAAATCGGCGGTAGATAATACGCATGGAACTGTTACTGCTACTTTTGCATGTATGTAACATAGAAAGGAATGATAACCCGATGAAATATACGACATTACACTACATGACCCTAGCGGAAATGGACAACAATCTTGTGGAAATCATGCGAGTGGGGCAATGGTCACACCCAGTATATGGCGATTTTGCTATAACCGAGAATGATATTGATATGTTTATAAGACATTTTGCCGAGAATGTACGAGGTATCGGAATAGCTATTGATTTGGAACACGGCGAAACCGTACACGCAGGGGCGGCGGCAGGCTGGGTTAAGTCGCTAACTCGGGACGGCAATAGACTACTAGCAGAAATCGAATGGACTGATTTAGGCAAACAACAGGTAGAATCCAAGCAATATAGATATTTCAGTCCCGAGTTCACTTTTAATTACAAGGATAGTGAAAGTAATAAAGAGTACAGCAATGTATTAATGGGGGGTAGCCTCACGAACCGCCCTTTTATAAAGAACATGGCACCCGTATTACTATCGGAAGATGTGTACAATGAGACACAATCAAATACTGTAGTGCCTAGCTTAAACAAAAACAAGGAGGAAAAAACAATGAAATTTAATGAAAGAGTACTTAAAGTACTAAATTTGTCAGAAGATGCACAGCCGGAAGTTATTGCAGAAGCAATGACCGCATTTGTGGAAGCTAGTGTAAAATTGACAGAGGATAAAGTAGCCCTAGAGGGTGAAGTTAAAACGCTTAACGAAGCTAAGATAGGTCTTGAAAATAGCATTAAGACCCTTAAAGAAGCTACTACAGAAGCAAACCAAGACAAAATCAAATTGTCTGAAAGACTTGTAGCAATTGAAACAAAATTGAATGAGACTGAATGGGAAGCTATATCCACAAAGTATCTATCCGAGGGCAAAATGACTCCGGCTATGGCTGAAAAGTTTAAAGCCAATTATTTTGCTAATAAGGATATGACATTAGCATTGATGGAAACTTTACAACCTATTGTACAAATGGGGGAACATGGTTCATCTAGGGGAGATGCCGAAGCGGGCAAAACAGGAACAATGAAATTCAATGAAGCTGTTAATGAAATAGTAAAAAGCGACAAAGTTAGTTACGGGGATGCTTTAATCCTAGCAGAAACAAGATTTCCCGATTTAGCTAAAGCATATAGAAGCGAAAGGGGGATCAGATAATGACCGGAAAAGATATTTTATCTTTAACATTTTTAGCTTATACGGATTTATCCGCTAAACAGTATAAGTTCATGGCAATGCCGAGTGCTACAGGTACGGTTAATACCGCAGGATCAGCCGTTGCGACTATCGGTATTCTTCAAGACAAGCCATCGGCGGCTAATCGCCCTGCATGTGTAAGGGTTGCAGGCGTGTCAAAATTGGTACTCGGTGGAACGGTTGCCGCGGGGGATAGACTCACACCTGATACAAATGGTGATGGTGTAGCTATTACCTCCGATGATGGAGAATATGGGGCTATAGCCCTCGAACCTGGGGACGATAACGACGTAATAGAAGTATTGCTTGAAAGAGGAACAATTTCAGGTTCAGCAGACGATTAAAATAAAATATTAAGGAAGTGAATATAAATGATTACAGCTCAAGACGTTCATGTAGATGTACCTTTATCTAATGTATCTATAGCTTATAGAAACGGTATGTATATTGCAGACCAGATTGCACCTTTGGTGCCTGTGGATTTTCAATCCGATCAGTACTATGTTTTTTCAAAAGAGGACTTTTTTAGAGATACGGCTCAATACAGAGCCCCTGGAACATCTACAATCGCACATGGATTTAATTTGTCAGAAGGTACTTATTTTTGCAAGGAAATAGCGGATAAAGCTATACTCCCGGATGAAATAAAAAGAAACCAAGACAAGGTACTTAACTTGGAAAGAACAAAAGTAGAATTTGCAACCGATAAGGTCCTTTTGAAGAATGAAAGAATCGTTGCGGAATTGTGTTGTACTACTTCAAACTGGGGTTCTAACTATTCGACCCCATCCGTTCTTTGGGACAACACGGAAACCTCCGATCCTATCGACGATTTTGAAACAGCTATCGAAGCGGTTGAGGGTTCAACAGGACAGCCAATCAATAAAATCGTAATCTCGCATGATGTATGGAAAGTTTTAAAGCATCACCCACAGCTTTTAGCTAGAATGCCTAATTCTACTATGCGTGTTGCGACATTAGATGTATTGAAATCTATTCTCACAAATGGGGCAAACATCGATATTCTTATAGGTAGTTCTTTGGTCAATACTTCGGTATATGGTAAAACAGCAGCTTATTCAAGAATATGGACAAAAGATGTATGGTTGGGACATGTTGCACCAGCACCATCACTAGAAACACCAACTGCACTTTATACTTTCGTATGGCCGGAAGATGGACAGACAAGAGGGGTACGTACCTGGAGAGACGAAGACATTCATAGTAATGTGTATGAAGCTTTCCAATCAACAGATACAAAAGTAACAGGATCGGATTTAGGGTACTTGCTAAACAATGTAATTTCTTAATTACATTTCCAAAAGGGCAATTGCCCTTTTGAGACTCTTATTGTGGAGGACAGGATAATGGGAATGAATGATTTTGTGGGATATTTTAGAAAACTTACAACAACCAGACTTAAAGTTAATGGTGCTTGTGAGATAGGTAATAAAAGTGTAATAGCCGGAACAGGAACAACATATTATGTTGATTCCACAGCTTCTAATGATTCGGATTCAAACGACGGCAGGAGCTGGGCAAAACCCCTATCGACTATAGACGGAGCAATAAATAAGTGTACCGCTAATCAGGGGGATGTTGTTCTTGTAGCGGAAGGGCATAGTGAAACATGGATAACCACGGGGGCTAAATTTACAGCAGACGTGGCGGGCATAACTATTATAGGTCTTGGCGAAGGATCGAACCGTCCGACATTATCCTTCGGTCATACAGGTACGACAACTACTATATCGGCGGCTAATGTAACAATTGAGAATATACTTTTTGTTACCGCTGTGGATTCCGTTGTAACATACGGGACTATTTCGGGAGCCGATTGTAAATTAATCAATTGCGAGTTTAGGGATGTGACAGATAAAGAAGTTATAAGTGACTGGACTATAACGGGAGCTAGATTTCAAGCGTATAGATGTTTTAAAAATGGTTATGTAGACGGAAATGCAAATGCTAGGGTATTTTCTCTAAATGCCGTTGTGGATGCTCTAATCGAAGATTGTATATTTAAAACAAAAGTTACAACAGGTATTATCAATCTAATAACAGCACCAAGCACTAACGTAATTGCAAAAAATTGTGTATTTTATGTAAATGGCACTACTACAGGAGCAAAAAATATAGTAGATACTATCACGGGTTCGACTTATGTATATGTAGGGTGTGCCGATTTATCCGTTGGAACTGTATCCACAGGTAATATTAGCACGGTTACCGATGCTTTATATGGGGCAACCGGAATAGCTTCATTCCCTGCGGGAGCCGCGGCGGCAAATGATATATCACTAGCCGAGGTCATAAGATACACACAAGAAAATATATGCAGAGGTGGAACGGTACTACCCGCAACGCAGTCTATCTTTGATTTATTGGCAGGAACAAATGGGGTGGCAACATTTCCAAATGGTGCGGCACCAGCTAATAATGTAAGTATAGCCGAGGTACTAAGGGACGTTTGGGATTCGCTAAGAAACGGAACGGGTGGATCGGAACCGGGTACAAATTTATCCATCATTGACGAGTTGAAAAAAGGTTCGGTAGATATTGCGAACCCTAGATACATTACTTTGCCTATAGATATGACTTCCGCAACATGGAATACTGTGGCAACGCATGAGGTTTTGACCGTAACAGGACTTGTAAGGTTGAGACTATGGATTGAATGCACCGACACCCTAACGGATGCAGGTAACGGTGCAACTATCCAATTGGGTACTGAGGGAGCAACGACCGCATTTATTGGTGCATCCGATACGGATAATGTTGTAACAGGTAGTATATGGGCCGATAATACACCCGGCGATACTTCGGGGGCTTTTTCGTCTCTTGTATTGGATAAGGTAGTAAATGGTTTAGACGTTGGTTATGAGATAGCTGTGGAAGCCGTAACAGGCGGGGCTATTACGTTACATTGCGTATGGGAACCACTAAACGCAACAGGAAATGTTGTGGTTGGAGCTGGTGGGGTACTTTAAATAGATTAGGGGAGGGGGTCGAATTATGGCATATGCTACATTGGCTAATATACAAGCATTGATAAAATGGGTAACTTTCTCAGCTTCGTCAAAGGTTACATCGACAGAGGTAACCGACATTCACATTGCGGAAGCAGATGCATATATTGATAGTAAGTTAGGTAAAAAATATCAAGTGCCTATTACAAACGCTACGGATGTTAAGATACTACAATTTATTTCTGCAAGGTTAGCGGCTGTTAAAATAGCCGAAATCCTAGTCTTGCAAACATCCGGGGAAATGCCTGCGATTGTGACGAGATGGTACGACGATGCTAATAAACGGTTGGAAGAAATACTTGACTTTACAGTAGATTTGCCAAATTCGACCAAACTCGACTCGACTAGGGGATTATATAGTTATACCGATACCGAAGACATTGACCCTATTTGGAAACTTAGTGAGGAGCAGTGGTGATATGCCCGTAAATATAAGTTTTGAATTAAGTGGCGGTCGACAGGTAGAAACGGAATTAAATATAACGATAGAACGGCTACGCTCATTTAAGCCACTTTTTAAAAAGATAGCATCGGATTTTCGCAAAACGCAAAACAGCCTGTTTGCGGCTGAGGGTGCTTTTGAAGGAAATGCGGCTTGGGCGGCTCTATCTCCAGGCTATAAAGAGCAAAAAGCAAAAAAATTCCCAGGTAGGAAGATACTACAGGCTACCGGGAAGCTAAGAACATCATTAGTTACAAAAGCCGGGGAGGGTGCTATCAATAATATAACGGATGATAGTATCGAAATTGGGACCAGTATAGAGTACGCAGGATACCATCAAACAGGTACGGGTAAAATGCCCGCAAGACCTATATTTAATATAACAAAGAACCAAGAGGATAAATGGATTAATTTAGTTGTACAGCACATAATGAAAAGCGGGGTAGATATTGAGTGAATACGGAGTATTGTTTAAATAGCATAAAGACCATATTGACTGACAATTTGGGTACTATGATAAATACGATAGAAGCGGAAAGTGGTGCGGTTACTCTTGTGGATACCATAGCCGAGATTAAAGTGGGTAGCTTTTTACCTACGGAGTTTACCGCGTACCCCGCTATCGCTGTATACGCTCAAAATAGTAATGCAAAAGACGACCAGTATCAATACCAAGAAAGACAATTAAATTTTGCTATTGCTGCTTGGATGGTACAAGTTGATAATGAACAGCTTCACAGGTTTATATGTCGTATCGGGGATGCTATCGTGAGAGTTTTACGAAACGAAACAACTTGGAACGCTTATCCGTTGCATACTATACAAATTAGTGAGGCTATGTATTCCGAAGTTTTTACCATACCACACGGGCTTGCACAAGGTTGTCAAGTGCAGGGTAGTGTTAATTATATAATTAGTAATTAAATTATAAGGAGTTGAAAATATGGCAACACCTAGCAAAATACATGTGGGAGCAGGAACCCTTACACTTAATCCCGATACAGTACCTATTGACTGCGGGTTAACCTCAGAGGGAGCAACACTTAAATACTCAGGTAAACTAGAACCTATTGTAACAGACCAATATCTAGCACCTGTAGGGTACTATGTACCTGGTGAGGAATGTACCTTTGAAACAATTTTATCTGAGGCATCCGCGACTAAACTCAAATATGCTTTGGGTTCGGCTAATACAGTATCTACAGTTGCCGCGGGAGCGGGACAGGTAGGCTATGATAAGCTGACATTTGGCGGGGAAACAGTTGTAACCGACTATGTTCTAGAATATGCCGCACCAAAGAGAACCAATAGAAGCTTGAATATTAGGATTAGATTGTACAAGGTAAACATTTCACCAGATTTAGAAATGGTTTATAAAAAGGATGGCACGTTAGGGTTTAAATTAACAGCTATGGCTGTATGTGATGTTACAAGAGCAGCAGGCGACCAATTGGGGTACTACATGGAAGAGACAGCGGTAGCAACCGACGGATCACCCGCACAATTGACTGTTAGCTCGGTATTGCCAATTGACGGAGCGACCGGAGTAGCTATAACTGATAATTTTGTTGTAACTTTCAACAGGTCGGTACATCCTGATTGTGTGCATTCAGGTAACTTTATAATCATGGCGGCTGATGGAACACATGTAGCGGCAGCAGTAACTCAAACGGGGGCGGCAATCGTTACAATCAATCCAACGGCTAGTTTAACAAATAGTACGGTCTATATTGTGGCTGTAGCTAAGGATTGTTTGGCTCTATCGGATTATACATCCATGGCGGCTAATCTAATATATAACTTTACAACGGTAGCACCATAACAAATTTAAAAGGAGAGTTTGAAAAATGACTGAAGCAGAAAAGCAACAAATATTTAAAGTAAGTGCGGCACGTAGGGAAAGAGATGTCCTAGTAAATCAGGGCAAACCGACACCTTTAGGGAATGAATTGATTTACGTTAAAGCGTTAGACTGGGAGGCTTGCGACAAATTCGATGATGCAATAGCTAACGCAGTAAAAAAATTCAATGAGTTCACAAAGATAGACTTAAAATCAGATGTACAGATTGATTTAGACTCCATAATATCCACAATTATTAAGATAATACAAAAAGATTTAATAGAAATAGCGGGAGCGGCAACCAATGGGGTTGTTACTCTTGAAAAAGTAAAAGAGGTAAAGGCTACGAGGGACGATGTTGTCCAAATTATAC